ATGTTCACCCGGTAATACAGTGGCAGCCCCGCACCGGTCGGACGACGCGGCACGTTGATCGGCAACGGTTGTGCCCCAGCCGCATACGACGCCGTCGAAGCCGCGCCAGACTCCGCATACGTGGTCCAAAGCACCGAGTTCGTCGAACCCTGAAACTGGAAGTTCAACAGCGTCGACTGGCAGGACGACGTGATCGCCGTTCCAATCGACAGCGCAACCATCGGAGTATCCGGACCGTTGCCGATACCCAAATCCCGAGGATTCCCCAGGTTGATGACGGTCGAGGCAGAACCAGCCGTCGCACCGGCAAGATTGACATACTCGCCGGAGGTCAGCTGCTCGCCGGTGCCGCTGTGGAAGAATAATAGATTCAGGTCAAAAAGCATGGATTATTCCTCTTGAGTGAGACAATCTTCGTCAGGCGGAGCGGCGCTCAGCATCTCGCGGAGCGGAAGGGGCGAGTCGGGTAGGCCAAATTCAGAAGGGAGCCTCGCGCCTTTGCGTCCGTTGCAGGACTGGTGCAGGAGGGCGAGATTGTCAGGATCGCTGGAGCCGCCCTTGGCGACCGGCATCCAGTGATCAACATGGACAGGCTCCTCGCCGAGAGGCTCGCTGCAAAACAGGCACCGACCTGCTTGAGCAACCATAAGCACCGCGATATCCAAGCGAGTAAATTTGCCACCGTTCGCGCGTAGTCTGGTACGGCGGGTAGCAGCCCAGGCTACCTCCGTCAGCCGCTTTTCCTCAGGCGTCAGCCTTGGGAATGCCCTTGAGACAAAAGTGCCGTCCCGCTTGGCCTGTCCGCGCTCCCGAGCCGCCGTACGCGTTTCGTCGAGATGATCAGCGTTCCATTTCTCGGACTTGGCCTTCCGCTTGGCCCGCTTTTCTTCTTCGGTGTAAAGCGGCGGTCGGCCGCGCCTGCCAGGCTCGCGTCCCTCAGCCACGGCCTTGGCCGCAGCGGCGCGTTGCATGCTCTCTCGGTTGATCTCTCGCACTCGTTCGAGGTTGTTGGCGCGGAACCTCGCCTGCTTGACGCGCCGAGCATCCTTTATCTGTTCCGCCGTCATACCGACAAGAACACGACCCTCAGCCGCCGCCTGAGCGAATTTGTCATCGCCAAACAGGTCGTCGGTTTCATCAGCCATATCCGCTACTCCGTTGGGTTGGAACCCAACGGTTATACAGTAGATTGGCGGAGTTGCCAAGGAGGAAATGTATGTCAGCATGATAGGAATTTAAGTAAGGGTGGACTCCGTGTTCAACAATGTGTCACACACGCGGATAGGAATACCGCGGAATTCCACGACAGGCTGACCCGCATACTCCGTTGGTTTTAGGAGTACATTCTTATCTCTTATCGCCTGGATATCCAGTGATTCTCTTCCTGTCCTATTTACATAGAAGCCAGGATTGATCCCCGGTGCCGGCTCATCCGGCGCATCCGTCTCGGTGATGCCGGAGGCGCGCTTGGTGAGTGTCGGGAAGCGGACGACGGCCTTGGACATCAGGAGGAACAGGTCTGGCGGGGTGACGCCAAACAGGCCCTGTGCGCCGGTTGTGGTGTCGATGTTGGCGATGCGGACGGTGTAGCGCCAGTCCTTCACGACGAGTCCGGCGTTCCACTCGAAGTATGAGGTGTAGGCCGGGAAGGGGTTCTGGTTGCTGTCGTAACCGGGGACGATATCGCCGCGGTCCTCGAACACGAGGCCGGACTTGGTGCCCTTCGGGAAGATGCCGAAGTTGGTCATGTCGCCCCAGCCGACGAGCCAGATGGAGAGGTTCGATGACCCGGTGCCGCCCCCGTTGATGACGTTCTGGGCGTTCTGTGCTGTTGCGGTCGAGACGGTATTGAACCGTGGCGCGAAGCCGGTGAACTGGCTCATCTGGGTCGTTTGGTTGCCGTAGAAGAAGGTGGTCGCCATCTGCTGCGACATTCCTTCCAGGAAGGCCGAATCTTCGGTGAGCCGGATCTGGGCCACCTTACCGCCGAGATCGGCGACGCGCTTGTCGATCTGGCTGTAGGCCGCGAGGTATCCGAGACCGTCGGTGACCTGCGCGGTGGTCGACCGTGCGTACGGCACACCTGCGTAGGCCAGACGCCAGACGCCCTGCGGCAATCCGGTTCGGACGGTGGACTTGTGGCCGGTGTCGGTGTTGGACTCGGCCCAGGTCATGTCCCGGAAGAATTCGTTGGTCTGCGACAATAGCTCTGCGATGGTCGCGATTTGCCCGTCCGGGTCCATACGGCGGGCGGCGTCCATCAGGGAAAGAAATGCCATTTAGGCCGTCCTCGTCATTGGAGTGTTTCCGTAAAGTGTCTGTCCGGGAGTCCTCGCAGGCGCCTTGATCGTCGGCTGCGGCACGACGATGCGTCGGGTCTCCACGAGGCGGGTTGCCGCCCAGTGCATGAACCGAAGCAATTCTGGATGATCGCCCATACCGGTTGCGGTGAAGGCGTCGCGTAGCCTGGTGACCGGGTCCGCTCCGGCGTGGCTGCCGTACATGTCGATCAGCGAGCCGATCATATTGAGGGTGGTATCGGCGCGGTTCTTGCCGAGTTCTGGGTCGGCCTTGAAGGCGCTGACCCACTCTTCGCGGGTGCGGTCCCAATGCTCACGGTTGAGCCGGGCGGCGGCCTGAGCGGCGTTGGCGATTTCCTGGACATGGAAGTCGGCCAACTTCTGGCCCAACTCCTGCATGACGGCGTGAGCCTGCGCCGGATCGGTCGCGATGCGGGTCTCGGCATCGCCGAGTAGACCGTTGAACGCCTCAACGCGGGTCTCGTCGACGGTGACCCCATCGGGGAATTTGTACTTCTCGAAGACCGGCGGCTTGATCTCTTCCGGTTTCTTTTCCTCGGGCTTTTCTTCAGCCTTAGGCTCTTCCGGCTTGGCTTCTTCGGGCTTCGCCTCTTCCGGCTTTTCCGGCTTTTCCTCGGCCTTGGGTTCCTCGGGCTTCGGCTCTTCGGCCTTGACCTCAGCAACCGGCTCCTCGGGCTTGGCCTCGGAGGCCAGGGAGGGCTTCGGAGCCTCTTCGGCGACCGGAACGACCGGCTCAGCGACAGTCCCTTCCGTGACAGGGGCCGCAGTAACCTCGGAAGAAGCCGCCGGAGCAGCTTCCACCGCCCCGGCGGGAGTGCCAGGCGTTGGTTCCGGCTGTGCGGCGCCTGGGGCCGGGGAGGTCGTGTCAGACATCTTGTTCAGCCAGCATCCGGGCGAAATGCTCGGGATGGGCGGACGCGAACCGGCGCATCAGGCGCTGACCTGCCAGCGACTGTCCTGCCCAGAGACCTTGTTCGAACGGCGAACCTGACACGGCGATCGTCACCTCGAAAATCTTCAGGTCGGAGAGCACTCCCCAGAGCCATTCGCGGCCCATCGGCGTCTCCAGGATGGCCGCTTCGACGTTGCGCAACCTGCGTTGACGCAAAGCCTCGACGTTTTCCTTTTCCGTTGATTCCTTGGCCTGCTCGGGGCTGTCGTAAGCCGCCGGATCGCCAACGAGAAACCTGCGGGTGGCATCATCCATGCCGCGTCTTTTCTGGAATTGCTTTCTGTATCAATGGGTCTGGACGCGAACCGTAGAAATGACGTAATCGGCGTTCATGAGGCACACACGGACGCACCGATGACGAGCGGGTCACTGACCGAACACCGAATCCAGGTGGCGATGTCGCCAAACGTACTGGATTGGCTCAGAGTGGAGGCGCGGGTATTCGGGATGACGGTTCCCGCGCTGATCCGGCACAAGCTTCAGACGATTTTCGAGAACCGGCCGGAAGACTGGCAGAAGAAGCTCAGAGGATGAAAGAACCACGAGACTGGGGCGCGTGGCTCCTTCCGGCCTTTATGTTCATCTGCGCGGCAATCGGACTTATTTTGGGAGTACTGTTCTCATGAGCGACGAACCAAAGGTTGGGTTCACGGGCGATCCGGTATACTTCGATGGGACCCGGGTCTTACAAGATAAGAAAGCGGCAATGATGCAGCCTCTGGTCGACCGAACGATGGAGGTCATGCGCAAGCGGGGCATTCATGTACCGAGCGACTGGCGTATTCCGGTAGCGGCGGCAAAGATCAATGTTGAGCCGGAAATCCCGGTGACCGAGGAGATGATCCAAGCGGTCGGAAATCTTGCGGCAATCTCCCTAAGCCAGGTCTGTTTGTCCCCAGAGCGATTGACCGCCATCTACCGCGCCATGGCGGCGAAGGCTCCGAGGATGGCGCTCCTCGGACTGATGAAGTCGAACCTGCTGACGGAAGAAGCCAAGGACGTTCTCACCCAGATGGCGGCGTCTTGGCAGACCAGCCACAACGATCTGGTCGCGCTTGAGCACATGCGCCGGGAGGCCGCCTGCGCAGTAATCGACCGAGAGGACCGCATCGCCGCGCTCGAATCCGAGAATGCCAAACTGAGGTTGGATCGCGATCTATGGCATAACTCTGCCAACCAGAACCTCGATTTCCTCGCTGAAGAGGCAAGATTTCGCGAGATTGAGCGCGAAGACGCGAGAGATTACATCAGTGAGTTGGTGCGCGATATCCACATGCTAAAGGCGGACAAACTCGGCGACGTGCCGTACCACGGTCCAACGCGGCCCGTTACCGA